GCCATCAGTCCATTTCCAGAGACGGGTGAAGCGGAAATTACCCTTGTCCCTGGAAATGGACTGATGGCGTGGTACGAGGGGCACAACACGCCGATTGAAGACGAATCACCCACTCTTCCGCCTGAGGGCCCGGAGCTCGGCTAGGGTCATCTTGCCGTCGTTCGGACGCTTGGCGATCTTCTCGACGGCGTCGACGCGCTGCTCGACCGGGGACGGCTCTCGGGATTGATCCTGCTCTGGTCGATCCTGTCCGGATCGGTCGGACATGGAAATCTTGCGTCGGCGTACCACTCGATCGGACTCGCCGGGGACTTTCACCCCCAGGATCGATGCACCTACCGCGGCTAGGATCGTAGAGTCAAGCAAGTGATTGTCCCGGCCTGGACGCAAAGCCCACTCGAACAGCTCTCTGCCTTGTCCTTGGGTCTTGGTCGGGTATTCTGCGGAAAGGTTGTCTCCGGCCATGCGGTGACGCAGCGGGGCAGCTCGGTAGAGCCACCATGCTCCAGGCTCACCGGCGTCGGTGGTCCAGCGGTGCATCATCGCCGTCTTCCAGGTGTTCGTGTCGATCAAGCAGTACCGCGGGGCCCGGGTGCCTTTGGTCGGTGGCATCCGCCAGCCAAATCCCATCCGTTCCCCGGATTTCTTCTTCTCCATGTTCCATGGCCTTTGGCGTGCGGTGACTCCCTTGCCATGGCTCGGAATCACATGCTGATGCTGCTGGCTGAATTTGTAGACGGTCTCGGCCTGGAAGCCTGCATCGACCACCATGATCTCGGGCCGGAACTGCGTCCCATCGTCGCGAGTGTAAGTGACAGCGAGTCGTTCTTCCCGAAGCTTGCCTAGCGCGACACGTAGCGACTCGGTCTCGGATTTGATTCCGGTGGCTCGTATGATGGTCCGATCGATGTCGGCGAGGGAGACGTAGTCGATCCCAGGCTCGGGCCAGATCCCATAATCGACGACGAGGCCGGAGAAGTCGGCTCCGACCCCAGCGACTGTCCACCACAGCGAGGATCCTTGGACGTCGACCCCAAGGGTAATGTGCTCGACCCAGTCGGGGATTTCCCCGCGGCGGTGGGTCGGGAGGATCCGCAAGCAGAACTCGTCGGAAGTAAGGCAGCGAATTCCATCAACCGCAACAATCGATTTCTTGGGTTCATTCTGATACTCTGCGTCAAAGGTGTCCGGATTATCGAACCGGAGATTCTCGGCGTGCTGGATCGCTGAGATCTCGTGGGGAAACTTTCGATGTGCCCAGCCTACCCGGGACCCTGCGTCCATCGCGGCGCGGTTGGCTCGATAGAACTTGTTCGCCTTAGGATGCTCGTCGTTTCCTTCGGCGATCTCTTCCGAGCGGATGTCGAAGTACTTGTTCCACAGATCCCGGTTGGTCGGCCACTCATAGACCAGCCGGCATCGATCGCCGTGCCATCGAGGCATCAGCTTCGTATTGAGCATCCGGTCGGCTACGTCGCCCTCGCGAATAACCGTGATAGCGGCAAACCCTGCGATGAACTTCCCGGGGCCAGCTAGCCCCAAGAGTGCCCCTCCGATGACCTTTTCTCGCTTTGCACATTCCGGGTCTGAGTATGCCGACTTGTCTGTCTGGGGATCGTTGACCAAAAGGAACCCAGGCCGCACGATACTCCCGTCAGGAAGTACCTTTTGCATCCCTCGGACTCTACCTAGGATGCCAGTGCAACGGATGATTGCACCAGATGAAACGGACCCCTCAACAGTAGGGAAAACCAGCTCCCTGCGTTTCCACCCAATGTGAGTCCGCTTGCCCTGAGTCGTCTGCGCGTTGCCTCGCTGGGTGATTCCCTCGAGGCATCGGATTGGGAAAGCGATCTCAGGGAAATCCTCAAGCAAGCGAGGATTGGTTTCCCATTCGATCTTGATCGCATCGAGCGATTCTTCGGCTGCACCTGCGTCGGCTTCGACCAGGACGCCAAATTTCTGGTGACCATAGGACAACACCCAGAGCATCGCTCGGATCAGGATCGTTGTCTTGCCTGATCCCCGAGGCATCGCAATCGCCTTGAGTCCGCCCTCGAGCGCTCGTTTCTCAATGTCCTTGAGGATCCGCTCGTGATCCTCGGAGAAGGGCAGGGGAAAGGCCTCCGGGAAGTACGTCAGAAGGTACTTCTTTAAGTTGAGCCGACAGGACTCTCGTCGCTTGGCGTTGACGACCGCCGGAATCGGCCCGATGTCTCTGGCCTCGGTCGATTCCTCTTTGGCTTTCGACGCCTGGCGTTTGCGGTGCTTGGCATAAGAGTCCTTGGGACGCTCCGAGCCAGACTCGTTGTCGTCGTCCTCGGGATCCTCGGGAGCTGCTGCGGCTGGCGGTCGCTTGCGTGCCATCAGTATCGGCTCGGCCTTTGGCGTGGAATACCATGCTTGGGGGCACAAGCACACTGGCGGTAGTACCAAGTGATCCGCTCTCGCGTGGATGCGGCTTTGTACTTGGCCCCACAGCAGGGGCATGTGGGCGCAGTGCCTCTAGCCTGCCGACGGTATCGTCCGTGCGGGCTGGAATTGTGAGGCATGAGATGTTGCATTTCGGCATTTAGTTGGGCGAATACGACCATAGTCCTGAGTCCTCCTGGCTAGTGCGAATCGAAGTCCCATCAAATAGCGACGCTCCGTCTTTTGGTTGCTCTTTGGTCGCCACACCAAGCTGGACAAGCCTCTCAGAGAGGGTCTGGTGCTCGCTGATCCACAGGTGGCCTGGTTGCTTGGATTTGGGCCGGAGGTTGCGAAACCATTCCCGGTCATGCTGCGGGGTGGGGATCAGCACTCGAGTCCACAAGGGGCACTTCTCGAGGATTCCGACCGTTGCACGGTAGGCCGCGACTCCAGCAGGATTCGGTTCTTCTTTGTCGTGCTTCTCGTCGGTCCCCATGCGTTTATGCTCGATCTTGCGAGACATGGGTGGGGTGAAGCAGTCGATCAGCACAAGCTCGATCTCGCTGTCGTCAGGCAGCATGATTCGGATCACGTTGGGGGACAACGCAAACATGATCTTCGCGCGAGTCATCAGGCCTAGCAATCGTGGGCAACGCATCATTGACATCCTTGCAAAACGGGGTTTCCGATTGATTTCAGTACCTCGATCGTGGTTTTGATCGCTTCGGTTTTCTTGTCGATTCCAGACAGGTGCACGAACTGAGCCTCTGGCAATCGAATCACAAAAAGTCCATTCCATGATTGGAGGTTTCGCGTCATGGGGAGCAGGTTGATTTTTGGGTTGAACCGCATCAGATTCCAGCCTACTACGATCTGTTCAGCGACATGCAGTTCCGTGGGGATCGGCAGCTTAGGCGGTGTCCAGACGGATGCTCCATCACGAGTGCAAAGGACAACTCCGGAGTTGTACGATCGGTCGTAGCGCTTGTAGGCTCCTGGTCCGTAGCATGGCTGCATCTCGTCGTAAGATGGACGGCCTAGACACTTCGTGACCTTGTACCACGCATTGCTCAACCACCCAGACGACTTGATGTCGCCGGTCTCGTCGTAGATCGAGACGTCGTCATGCGGCAGCTCGAACAGATTGTCAGCCGACTGAGTAACAAGCACATCCGCATCGAGGAACAGTGTCTGATCGTACTGTTTCGCGAATGCATGAACCCGGAACTTCTCGAGGCCCCACCAGCCCTGGGTGGTATTCTTGAGAACCACGAAATCCGCACCGCAGGCCTCGGCATAGGCTCGCATCGGGCCCTCGGTGTACCGCAGCCACTCACGAGCTTTGCCGGTCGCGACGGTGATCACAAGACGCCGACCGCCTTTAATGTTATCATCAACCGGACGAAACCAAGCCACTTGCCCGGCCGCAGCAATCCTCGACCAGATCTCGCGAGCGCGGGCAAGTGGCACTTGGGGGTGGGAGTGATCGACATCGATCCTCTCGTTGATGGCGTTGTGCAGTTCGACCCCCCAATAAAAAAACGAATCGGGACTCACGAGTACTTCGTCTGTCAGTGGAAACGTTTCCAAGGTCGCTTGGATGTGGATCGCACAAGAGCACCCAGGAGGAAGACTCCAGTGCAGCCACTCGGCGAACCATTCCTTGGCCTTGGCCGGGTCCCAGTCGTTGGCATGCCGAAACGAGTACAGGTGAAGTGCTGGCCAACCCAGGTCCCGTTGCTCGGGCTCGAGGTATCGGCCCTCGCCGAACTCATGGACGACTCCGGTGATTCCATCGACAGCCTGCGTGGTGTATGGTCCGGGCAAAACTGGATGCCCTAGTGGGTCGCGCATCAGTAAAGCTCCACGGTCCATTCGGTGGGGAATGCTGTATCAGGCAGCAAGCCAGGCGTAACGACTCCGGAATCCGTTGATCCGGTCAGGGTGTTCTCAAAACCGGAAAAGTAGTTGATGGAATTTGGAGGATCGCAGAATGGATCGTCGCAAGATGTCGGCGTGCAAAGACTGGTTTCGGCAGTGTCGAGATTGCCCGAGTCCGAAGGGACATCAAAGTCGGTGCAAGTGAAATCGGGTGGATCGCCAAAGGTAGGGCTAAAAGCAGAAATCTCGGCAGCGCACCTCGGGCCGCAGCTCAGGCCCACTGCGTTCTCTTGATTGAACACCATGGGAAACTCAAGCGTGTCGACCGAGCGACGGAGCACGAGACGAAACGGATGCAGGGTGACCGACAACAGCGACGGGTTGAATGGCGGTGGTGATCCGACTGGCCAGACTCCGCTGGTACTGTTCGAGCATTGCCCAGGCTGATCGCAAAACTGGGATGATGAAATGACTGTCGTTTGGGATCCCTGTGTGACCTGAGTCGCCCAAGTCAATCCGATCTGTCCTTCGATCACCAACGCCAGACGATAGCGGCACGCGTCCGGCTCGTCGCATCCGTAGCCAGGCTGAGTGCGGCTGATGTACAGCCGTGCAGTCGTGATCCCAGCTCGCAGACGCCAGCCCAGCACACACCCTAATGCAGTCTGGTAAGTGGATCGACAAGTCTCAATGGGACCGATGATTTTGCAGGGCCCAGGGAGGCTGGGATTTGTGCAAATCGCCCAATCGTAATCGACGCTCGTGTAGGTCCGTCCGTAGCGTCGCCATTTGTAGATTCCATTGGCATCACTCAGGTCGTTCGGAGCAGCTCTGGGGAAAGCGGTGATGCTCGAACAGCATCCGTTGACCGTCGCAAAGCTGGCATCGTACGCCACGGCGAAGGGCAGCAGTCCATTGTTGCCAGTCACCTGCATACTGTAGAGACGGTCATTGAGCCGTGGTTGCCTGCATGCGTCTCGGCAGCGGTAGCACTTCTTTTGCGAGCCGTTGGCGTCGCACCAGGCACAGGTCATTCCCTCTATGATCGTCGATGTCATTGGCTAGCTCCCTACACACCATGGAGTGATGACTCTCCAGAAACCGGAGCTATAGACCGCCATGCCTTGATCGCCATTGACCTGCCAAGTGGCAATGTTGAACGAATCCAGGATCTGCGTCGAGTAGCCTGCGATTGTCGCCGTCGCGGAGCCAGCAGCCCAGTTGGTGGTCAGTGTATAAGCCGCTTGCATTGATCTGCATGAAAGATCCCAGATTGAAAATCCAGCACTCCCATCTCGGCCGCTCGTTGTCGTTACGATTCTAGCGAGCCCGAAAATACCACCACTGACATTGCCAGCCAATGGCGTCACGAATCCACTCGGGGATGTGTAGTTGGCCACCGCCAGGCCTGCGATCGCAACCTTGCCAAATTTGCCATCTTTGATCGGCTCGATCGTCACTGCGAGCGATTCGAAGAAAGGGTTTGCACCACTGACCAGCGGGGTCAAGGCCTTGAGGGTGTAGAAGCCTTTCCGGTACTCTGGATCGACGCGAGGGGTTGCCTCTTGGCTCGAAATTCCGGGAGTGCTTCCAGTCGGGATGAGTGCAGCCTTGCAGATTGCTAGATCCGCACCGGTCTCATTCTTGGCGATGACATGTCCAGGCCCGAGGCCATCGAGGCCAGGCACCCCGAACGACGCAGCATTGCCACGCGCAGCCTCGATGAGCTTCGTGACTTCTCGTTCACGAGCTGCGGACGGTCGGAATTTGTCGCCTGGGAATGTCATGATGAAGGGGTTAGATTCCTAGCAAGGCAAAATTGCCTTCTTCGTACACTCGCTCGACGTACACTCCGCGCGGACGCCTGATGACAAAGCCACCAGACTCCCAAGCTTCATAGTCGATCCACAAGTATTCGTGCCCCTTCTTGGCAACGCCGGTAATTGTACCAAACGATAGCCCAGTACGATTTGGCGAAGCAGAAAATTTGAAAACAACGGTGACTTCTCCGGTCGATCCGTTTCGGAACTCGGCACCGAGGAAAAGCAGTTCGCCCTGGGCAAAATTCCGAAACGCAGCGTTGTTGGTTTTGTAGGTCAGATTGACCAGGGTCATCACATAGGGGAGGGTCAAGACACCCTTGGCAAGTGTCTTTTCGATCTGAAACTCCAGGCCAGGAATCCCGATCTCGACACCCTTGACCCCATTCTGGTCGACATTGATCGCCGATCCGTAATTGGCAGCAGATCCACCGTAGATGGTCGTCGCATAAGACTGGGTCACCAACTGAGTCTTGCCGAGCGTCGTGCCCGAGAAAGTCCACGTGAGCGGATCTGTTCCGTCATAGGCTCGGGACTCATACGAGAAGACGATTTCCCATGCCTGGGGAGTAAGCGGCTTGGCTTTGGCAGCGACCATCACCATCGCGGGCTTTCCCATCGTCGCAGCGATCACGATGGGGAATGGAGTGCTAGGAAGATCGACCGCAGCTTGGGCCGCGTCCTCGGCCTCGGTGTACCCAGTGACAATGGCGATCCGAGTCTGCGTGCGTTGACCTCCCTTGAGATCGAAGTCCATCTCGCGAGACTCGGCGGACTCGTCGACGGAAATGGGTAGATGCGTCCATGCACTCATTGTTGGCTAGCTCCCAAATACCAATGGTTGATTTTCGCCAGTGTTCTTGGCGATCTGCGTGAGCAGCTCGTTCGACTTGGCCGACTGATCGGCCATGCGATCGAGGGCGGATGTGGTTCCCCCGATCATGCCAGCAGCAAAGCCGGAAAAAGTCCCAGCGGTTTGCGTTGCTGTGGTCGATTTGACTTGCTCGACCGTTGGAATCTTGGGACGTTCGGGAGCAGGCTTCTCTTGTGCGAACTTGGAAGTCTCAGCGGTCTTGGCTTGCTCGTCGGCAGTCTGTTGGATCGACTTGGTTTGATCCGCAAGATCCTTTCGGAGTTGCTCGATCTGCGAATCGAATCCAGTCAGTAGCTCCTTGTTTCGATCGTCTCGTCCTTGCTTGGTTGCATCGGCCTGGGACTGGATACCACGGTTCATCTCGTTGGCGACACCGAGGCGTCCCTGGTTGGCTCGTTGCAGATCCTCGTTCCGTTTCGCGTTGGCATCGTCGAGCGACTGTTGCCGATTGTCGGCTCGCTTGTTCGCTTCGGTATCCATCTGCTTTGCGGCCTTCTCGTAGTCGACTGACCTGTCGAAAAGCGAATACAGGTAAAGCAGCTTTTTGGCAATGAAATTGACCGTCTGGTCGAAGGTCCCTTGCAGCCAGGTGAAGACCGTCGCGAATCCGTTCTGGATTCCGGTTGGGATTCCGGCCATGACATTAATCAGATTGGCCACGAATGAAACCGCACCCTGGGAAACCGTCGAGGACAGATCCGTCCAAGCATTCTGGATCTTCGTGACCATCGACAACCAGCCTGCATAAAGGTCCCGAGTGGCGACCCGGAAGACCAATTGCAGGCCTGTCATGGCGATTTGGCCCGCAGCTTGCCATTGGCCAGACATCAAAGCGGTCTTGATGGCGTCGAACACCGGCAGCACAATCGATTTGAGCTCGTTGAACTTGGCGACCAGATAGCCGACCATCTCACCCCCCACTCCCGAGAAGTAGAGAAACGCTCCCGTGGCTGCGGTGACTCCGACGATCACCAGACCGATCGGGGAAACGATGGCGGTGATCAGTCCGACGATCATGCCGAATACCGTGGCAATCGCTCCACCGATCGCAGCCAAGCCGGTCATGGCTACCGAGGCGACGGCCGCAGCTCCACCGAGTGCGAAGAGGCCAGCCAGCAGGCCAGCTCCGACCGCAGTCCATTTGGCGATCGTCACGATCAGCTCTTGGTTCTCGCCGATGAACTGACTCACGTTCGAGATCACACTGATGATCTTTTCGCCGACTGCGGTCAGCAGCGGCGCGAGGGCCGAACCGATTCTGGTTTGCAGGCCACCGATCACGCCGAGCAGTCGATCGAACACATCGCCAAGCTTGGCGGCAGCGGCAGCATCCTCGCCGGACATGGTTTGCCCAAGATCTTGGGCATCCTGTTGGAGCTTGCGAATTTCCTCAGCACCTCCGGAAAGCATGGGGACTAGGTCCGCACCGGCTTTTCCGAAGTACTCCATGGCCGCAGCACTTTTCAACGCCGGATCCTGGATCAGCGACAGCTTGTCGGCGATCGCGAGGAACTGCTCGTCGGGCGACATCTTTGCAAGGTCATCGACACTCAAGCCCAGAGCGTTGAATTTATCCACGGCACCAGGCACCCCAGCGGCTGCATCCGCGATGCCCATTTGCATCTTGCGGACACCCTTCTCGAGTGTTCCGATGTCCGTACCGGAGAGCTTTGCCGCATAGCCGAGCGAGGACACCGCTTCGGCACTCATGCCGGTTCTCTGGGCCATGTCGTCGACCGCACCGCCAGCATCGGCGAAATTCTTTGCCAGTGCGACCAACCCAGTCACTGCGACCGAACCAGCGATCGCAGCAGGGAGGCTGAGTACGCTCTTGGAGAAGCCGGACAATGCACCCTGGGCACCAGCGAATCCTTTTCCGATTCCAGTGCCCATGGTCGTCGCGACGCCTTTGAGCCGTGCCATCGCAGCTTGGACTTGGGCCATTCCTTTGTCGAACGAGCCCTGTTTGGTCGCGATCTCGACGTAAGCTTGACCGGCCTTGATGTTGGATGCCATGTGTTACCTCACCGCTGCGATCGAGTTCTTGAACAGCTCGGGGAAATTGGGGGCTTCGGCCTCGAGCGCAGGACGCATGAAGGGCCGCTTGGGGTACCGAGCTCGGCGACGGCGAGTTTCGAATCGATACCCAGGCCGCTCGTCATACCTTCGACGGCCGTCGACCCGTCGCCAGTTCGCCGGTTCGCTGTTACCCTCGATGGAGGCGTATCGGTACTCGCGAAGGATCGCAGTCTCGCCCCGTTCATGCAGACCGGCCACCGTGCTCGTGACCGACTCGATGGTGAAGTTGACTTGGTTGAGTTGCACTGGGCCGACGATCGTCGATTCGCTTTGGGGCTGATAGGCGAACAGAATCGTCTTGAGCGAGTGCGTGTTGGGGGAGTGAGCCGACGGTGGAGAACCAGGTGCCGAAGCGGACTTTCGCCGACGCATCGACGACCGAGCTCGCTTGCGAACGAAAGCACCAGCCTTGGACAAGACTTTGCGTTTCGCTTTTTTCAGCGAGGCAATCACTTTGGGGCGGTCGAAGAAAGCTTCTCGGACTTTGAAGGTCACGTTCATGGCGTGAATTTCTCCACAGCAACGAACGGATCCTCGTAATAGACCCGAGTCAGTTCGACGCCGGCCGCATTGTGGACAGCGACTGAGTACCGGTACTCGCCGGGCACCAGTCCGCCCGAGGTCGCCTTGGGCATCTCGCAGGTGAGAGACCATTTCCCCGATCCGATGTCCGCAGCAGTGCCAGTGACAGCGAATGGGTGAGTCCCGTTAGTTCCACCGAAGTGGACGGTGACAGCACCAGCAGACATGCCTGGGATCGCCGAGATCGTCCAGACGAATGCGGTACCATGGGCAGTGAGATAATCATCGCCGATGACGATCTGATCGACGGTTCCTTTGGCGGTGACTGGGCCAGCATAAGAAACCTTGCCAGCGGTGATCGTATTGGTCTTGGCCGCGATCACATTTTCGAGCGACAGATAGCGAGAATGCTCGACGGGGATCACCTGGACATTCGCTGTTGCGGACTCGGGAAAGAAGTCTGCGGTGGTTCCGTTGTTCTCGGCTGCGGTCACATCGAACAGGTAGTAGCCGTCCTCCATCTCGGTCGGATTGGTATCGGCCAGGGCAGCACGAGCACCGCCGTCGAGCGAAACACGGCAAGTGATCTGCGCAGCATCGCCAGTCACCGGAGCGTTGTTGGTCCGGTTGAAAGCGAAGACTTTCAGCGTGCCTGCGGTGTTGCGGTACATAGTTGGGATTCCTATTGGGTCGTCAATGGGCCAATTGGCTTAGATTAGGTCAGCGTCAGAACACCGTTGACCTGGTCAAAGTCCACCGTGAGCGTTTCACCGGAGGCCAGCGTAATGCTCGATCCGTAGTCGAACCAACCAATGAGCGGGTCGCCTGCGGCAGTGTCGTTGTAGAGGACGACATAGCGAAACGGACCCACCGAACCACCCGAGGCAGTCAGCACCAGATCAGCACAAGTGAGCTTGTAGACTCCACCCGTCTGGGCGCTCGATGATGTCGTGACATTGCGAGCACTGAGGTTGGTGTACGTGATCTCGGCAAGGTCAGCCAGGACCGAGTTTCCAGCGACCGGTGCGGTGTTGGTCAGAGCGATCCGCAGTTGGTTCGATCCGAGGTTATGGACACCCTCGGCGACATTTTCGGCGAATGCGTTGAACTTGTTAAAAGTAGCCATCTATCGGGATCCTCCGAGCAGAAACAGGTAGTAGTAAGGAGCAGCACCACCGGTGCCGGGTGCGCCAGTTTGAAGATTAACGGGACTTGCAATCAGTACGTATTGACCCGTGCCAGCCTCTAGGACTCGCCTGCGCAGGAATCCTGCATCGAGACCACTGGCCAGATAAGCGACCGTGTCCGCGGAGATCCGGCGGCTAGCGATGAACCCAGCGGCGGTGCCGTCGAGGGTGTAGGCCGCAGCTCCTGCGTCGAGCAGTCTGCCGAGCAGTGTTGCTGCATCGGTGCCTGAGTAGGCGTAAGACCCCTGGTCCGCATTGAGCAACCGCGATGTGAGCAGCGGAGTCGTTTGGCCCGACAGCAACACACTGCCGGTGTCCGCTGGTAACACTCGGCCGTACAGCAGCGGGGTCGATTGGCCGGTCAGGGCGTAAGAGCCAGATTCTGCGAGGAGCGAAAAAGCAGCGGCTAATTGTGCGTAATAAGATCGTCGTCTCGGCGGTTGATACAACATGCCACCGCCCCGGCCCTGTTCGTAGATGAAACTGCCTTCGTTAGGGGTCAGTGCAGTGTTGAAAATGATTATGTCATCGAGTTGACCCGCAAAAAAATTCCCGCCTGCATACGATGAAATCGTCAGGGCTGTTGAGTTAGTCGCAACACTACTCGGGACGCTCGCTGTGATCTGCCGCGCCTGCCTGCCATCAACGAAAATAGTTGCGGCCTGACTTGGTGAAAACGTGATGATTACGTTACGCCACTGCCCATTGTTTAGCGTAGTTCCAATCGAGCCTGCGACCTCTGACGCGCTGAACGCCGAAGCGTTGCTCTGGAAGTAGAACACAACGGTCCCGGTCTGATTTATCTCGCCAATTCCGCTGCCTGTATTAGCCGTGGCAAGCAACCACGACCTAGCGTTGCCCGCGCCGTACTTTCCAACGATCCCTCGATTAACATTAGCCGTGACCGCTGGCCAAAGCATCCAGCAAGAAACAGAAAACGGGCTGGAGCCAAAGTTTAGGACGTTGCCAAAGTCTACAGAGTCGTTCGTGCCGTCGAAATCCAACGCCAATCTGTCCGGGCTTGCGACATGCGCATTATTGCCGTTGTTCGCGAAGTTTATAAGCGTGCCATGATTGCGGCCCATCGTGTCCGGCAACTGCAAGCCAGTCGAACCCGTGAACGATGGACACCACCGATCCACCATGCGGCTTGCAAGACTTTCCCATTCCGGCCCGTAGTACGCGAGCATTAGGTGATGGTTTCCCCCTTGTCGACGATGGCCAAAAGCTGCACGACGTAGGGGATCGATGACTCATTGACGAAGCTAAATTCGTAGATGTCACCTCCTGGAATCCAGACTTGCCGAACATCAGCAAGGTTGGTTACCGAGTTGCCGGTAAGATTTAGAACGCGGTGGTTTCTCTGCGTCCTCCAAGCAGTCGTTGCTCCAAAAGCGATCCTGTTCCATTGGGCTAGTGATGCATCGGAATTGAAAATACATACTGTGTCACCGACAGCAAAAGGCGTTGTACTGGAGAGCGAGACTACGCGATCTGAGGTCGACAGATTGGCGCTCAGCGATCCTAGCTGCGCTGCAGTCGTTGGGCCTTGTCCAACCATGTCGAAAATAGAAACAGGCACGATGTCCGTGTTGTTGTCTGTAGGAGCGATGTGGAAGTACCCCGCTCGCACTGGAGTGCCGGTACCCCCACGACCCATGAACCCCCGAATCCAAGCCCCTGGAGCTTCTCGCAAATCGAGAGTCTGCGAAGCGGATTGTACATTTCCAGTCGCGACAATTCGGGACGAGATGAGCGTGACAAAGTCGGGCGTGGTTTTTGTGACCAGGGAAGGCATTACTTAGATTTCCTCGCTAGCTAGAAGCTCGATGTCTCGTCCTGTGATTGTGTCGGGCTGCTGGCCAGCGGCTAGCAGCGGAGCAGCTTGCTGAGGTGTGAGTCCCAGTCCATGCGGTTGCGGTGCCGTGAGAGCAGCACGGATGCTCGGGTCGCCGAAATCTGGCCGGGCATCCTCGGCGGCTTCGCGCGTCATGAACGAGACCATGAGCCCGATGATCGGATTGACGTACGCGACCGTCTGCAGCGCGGCAATGACCTCTCCGCCCATCGCCAGATTGTCGCGATAGACAGCGATGATCCCCATGAAGGACAACGGCAGCGATCGCGGGACTCTCGGCGCGATCTCGCAGCACCGAATTGCGCAGTCTCCATACCGGCCATCGGCCAGAGCTGCGGCAGCTTGCTGGTCGTTGGCAATCAATTGTCGAAGGGTCGGTTGGTCAATTTGCATCGGTTTTTGGTAGCGTCACATAGTGGACCGGGAGCCCGTCTCGCAAATTGTGCAGCTCGGCGCGGCTAATGCTCGGCGGAGGACTGTTGGTGCGGTACGGATGAAAATCAGTGCGTCTGTATGGGCGAGCTCGCTTCGGACTGTGGATGTTGGCTAGCAGGGTCATCAGGTCACTGGTGCGATCCCAGCGGTCTTTGTTGATCTCGTCGGACATCCACATCAGCTCTCGCAGTGTATAGGGCCCTGGCTCGATCCCGATTCTTGCTGCTAGTCGGAGGATGGTTGGCCAGTACTCAGCTCGTTCCTCTGCATCGCTTTTTCGATCAGATTGTCCAGGCTCCACAGTTGCTCCTGGATCCCCATCTCCAGCAGCCCCTTGTCCATCGCGTTGGTGATCCGTAGGGCCGTCTGATTCTGGAGTGACTTTCCTGCCTCGAGGATTCGCCGAGCTGTGGCCCGGCGATTGGACTCCGGGAGGAATTCCACCAGTGCCTCCTCAAAGGCGGTGACGGCGTGGCCGAGAGCATCGCCAGCGAGCGAACGGCCGAACAGCTCCGCAGTGACTCCGATCTTCTCAGCGACGGGTCGGCAGATCTCGTAGATCACATCGATAGTCAACACGATGTCGGAAGTGAGCCGGTCGATCGTTTCGGGGTCCGCCAGTGCCCTGGCAAGATCGATAGAAAATACAGTGCGAACGCGACGGATGACGTCGACGTCGATGCGAAGATCCCAAGAGCGGGATTCGCAATCCTTGAAACTGGGCATGGTCGAGTTGCCTTCGTTGGGATTGAGGTTAGCGGACAAAACGGATCGCTCGGATGGTGCTCCGGACGATCGTGAATTGGGTGACGTTGTAATCGTCGTACTTGAATCGCTTGGCTGGATCCGAGTAGACCCAGGAAGCGACCACGATGTGATTCTTGTCCTGGGAAATCACACGGCCGTAGACGGTGAATTCCAAGGGCCCTTGCGACGATTCCCCGTGGTCCAGGAAATCGATCGCGACTTCGTTGCCTCTGCGGACTTTCGGAAGTGGCATGGCCGACTCCGCTTGGATGGAAACGATCGGTGATTCAAACGGACTAAGCGGACGGTGCGACAATCAACCAAGCTGGATCAACCAGGACGGCTGGAGTCCCAACCCTGACTCGGGACAACGCAACGGCGACATCGATCTTCATGTTCCCTTCAAGCGGTTGATCGATAGGGAATTCCATGATCTCGCCGGGCAGCGTGAGCCCCTGCGATCCGGCTGGGCCAGGAGTCGCGATCAGGTTGTCCATGATCGCCCAGTGCCAGACAGTTTTGTTCAGGAACGCGGTCCGCATGGCGGTGAAAATCGTGTCGTCTGGATCTGCGTTGTAGAGCAGCGAGAAATTCAGACCGACCTCGATGGTGCCGGAGATCGCAGCCTTGTACAAGCTGGCTCGCGAGGTGATGTCGATCTTCGTCTTGTTCAGGGTGATGTTTAAATCCTGGACTTCGGTGACGAGCGTGGGTGTGGTGACACTGAACGTCGCGGCGACCGCAGTCTGGTAGTAAAGCTTGCACTCGATGCCAGCTCGTGGTCCTTTTCGGCTCATGTCGATTCCTTTTTAGGTGCGGTAGTAGACAGTGATCACGCTGCGAAAAGCACCGTGTTGCTCCAGTGCCTGTACGTCGTACAGGCTGACTTCGGACCTCGACCACACTCCCCCGTCGATCGTGGCCGTGGCCAGTGCTTCGTCGAGCTCGTGAGTCAGGTCCAACAGTTGTGCGAATCGCTCGGAGTCTTTGGCCGCTGTCTGGATGACGGCGATCTGAACCCCGAATTCAAACTCCCGGGATGAACGGGAAATGTTGGTCGATGTGTTTTGCCTCGGTGCGACGACGATCCGGAGATCTTTCAGGTCTGCGACTTCGAACCGAGGCAAGTAATCGACTTTGAACGTATCGCCATCGATCGCGGAATTGGTTTCCGGATCGACGACTGCGGCGGCTGCGAGCGCTTCGACAACGTCTGCGAGTAGTTGACGAATCGGGCTCATTGCTGCTTCGTGTGGATCCGGATTAGGTTTTCGCCAGGGTCGGCAAATCGCCAGACTGGCTGGCCAGTCATCGAGCGAACGATGTAGGTCTTGCCAGCGTCGGTGATTCGGTCCCCGTCTTCTGGGTCGTCATCGAACGGCCATTCGGTCTTGGCTATCAAGTAGTCTCGACTGACGGTCCGATGGATGAGCCCTTCGGTGTCTGAGGCTTCGAAGGGAGTCGATCCCCGCGTGGCCTTGATTGGTTTCTGGATCTTGCGTTTGATGTACAGGACATCAACCGCAGTGTGTTTGGTCATCGATTCAGCGAGGTGAGCGGTCCCAGTCTCAAGCATCCCCATGGGCTATTCCTTTGGGGCCTTGGGTGGCTTGGGTGGAACCAACACGAACACTTTGACTGATGTCTGGGCGGCGGCGTCTTTAAGCTTCTGAACTGCCTCATCGCCCATGGCCTTGAGGAATTCCTTGGCCCAACTGACGGAAGCTTTTCCAGGTTGCAAAGCGAGAGTGAACCCGCTTCGCGTGATTTTCGACTTGCCGGACTTGCGAAGCTCGGCTTCGAGTTGTTCTTCGATCTGGCCTTGCCGATCCTTGATGGTCGTGAGTTCTCGCTGCATGGCGGATCGCCTTGCTTCGAGATCGGACCATTCTTTAAGGTCGGCTTCTTTGATGGCCATGGTGGTTGGTTAGACTGCGGCTCGGTTCAGGTCGACATCAACCGTCAATGCTCCGTCCGCACCAGCGGCAGCGGTGCGACCTAGCAGGATGTTGCCTGAATCAGCAGCGCCCGACGCCTTTGCGGTGACGAGCTGCGTTGCAGTGGCGATCTGAACTCGGGCTCCAGCAGCGAGCACGGTGCCCGATGCCTTGTCGCAAGTCACGATTCCAACGACGCGAGCGTTGCCAACCTTGCCGGACTTCACGCCGGAAAGGCCTTCGACAATCCCGGCCAGGCCGTCAGCGGTCTGGACGATGGCTCCGTTGGCAGTGTCAGCACTGGCGGTGAATCGGCGAAAGTCAGGATCTTGCTTGTAAGTTGCCATGGTCTCTTTGATGTGTAGTGAGAAATGCGGTTACTCAGGACTTAGCTCTGGGAGCGACTTGCTCGTCGAGCGGGTTTGGTGGGCTTGGGTGTCGCTTCGACCACGACAGGCTGCTCGGCTGGTTGCTCCGATGGCTGCTTGTCCTGCGGTTCGTCCGATTCGTCGGATTCGTCCGATTCGTCTCGGTCTGGATCTTCGCTGGGAGGATCAGACTCGACAGGCTCTTGGGATGCCTTGGACGGGTTGGACGCCTTGGACGATTTGACCTCTACGCCCCAGCCTCGCTGGATGATCGACTCGGCACTGATGGCCGTGCCGTTGGTTTCGATCTCGCCTTCGAGCGTCTTGCCGTCAAAAACTACAGGCTGGAAAAGTTGGATTTTCATGGGTTTGGTCGAGAGTTGAGGGGGAGGTAAACAACGGCAGAGCCGAAACTCTGCCGAAAGGAATCGATGACTAGCCCATGGTTGGGCTACTAAGACTAGGCCGCGAAGCGTTGCATCGCTCGGAAGTCGAGCGCGTTGACTCCGATGTAGTGCTTCACATCGATGACCACACCGAACTCACCGCCGGTCAGGGTCTCGGTTCGGACCACAGGAACTCGGCCAGCACCTTGGAGGTAGTTGACTTCGATCGTGCGTCCGTCCTTCGAGATTCCGTAGTACGTGGTGTCCGAACCGGCGATCGCTTGCTCGGTGACTGGGTGAACCAATCCATTCGAGAATCGAGCGTCGGTCACAGGGGTGATGCCGTACTTCTTGATCGGGTTGAGCTCACCGGATCCGCTGTCGTTCGACAGGTTGGCCGAGTAGCAAAGTTGGATCGCCAAGTCCATCAGATCAGGAGGCACAACCAAGTGCGTCATCTTGAGGTTGAGCGTCGCGTCGCCGTCTTTGACCTTGAGCAAACGTGCGATCATTTCACTTAGGGTTGCACGAGCGAGGGCCTTACCCGTCGCGGCGTTCCCGTCGGTGCTGTTGAACAAAGCGCGAGCGGTTTGCGTCAAGGTCGGATTGCTCATCAGCAAGGCGGCGACGAGGTCAGGACGCAGACGTCCAGCAGCGCGGCCGAAATCTTGCGGCGTGTCTTTGAGCTTCTGGAAGTTGTCACCGAACATGTCCGCTTCGTCGATCTTCAATTGCTCGCTGAATCGTCCGACTTGAGCCTTTTCAGTCAACACTCGGCGGTTGCCATGGCTGGCTTTCCCACCGACTGGGTGGTGCTTCAAATTTGGAGCGGCTTGCATCCGGTTGTTGTTGTGCTCCTCAAGGTCAGGACGCTCGCTTTCGCTGCAAATCCCTTGCGAGAAATCATCGACTTCGGCGTAGGATTCGAGCATCTTCGCGCCGAGGGTCGCACCGAACAGAACGGCGACAGTCCCCGAGGAAAAGGACGCTTGGACCATGTCGATCCGGTTGGACGGGACATCGATCCCGCGAGCTTGGAGACCGAGCTTACAGGTCTCCACAAGGGTCAAGTCTCGGTACTGATGGGCAAGGTCGCTGGTGCGTGCGCGGATTGGGTCGTTTGCACCGGCTTGCAGCCACGCAGGCAGCTTGGCTCGGACATCGCGATTTTCAAAACTGGACGAATCGAGCCGCATGCCAGCACGCAACATGACTCCACCCTGGATTGCTCCGAGGTCGATCGACGTCTGGCTAGCTCGAGAGTGGATCGCGGGGCCTCGTGGGCGAGAGTCCCGGGAGGCTTCCAGGTCTTGATGGCGTCGAGCAAGCAGCTCGGTCTGATCGCCGGTAAGGCCGTTCTCGATGGCGTGGGCCGCCAGGTCGACGTTCTTGCCACCGACCATGACGGTTGGATTGCCGAACTTGGCACAGAGCGTGGTGACTTCGCCGACCCGCTTGGTTTCGGCGGCCATCTGCGATCGGTAGGCGGTCAGATCCAAGGTGCTACCAGCGGTCAGATCGGGCGAGGCGGAAGAAGCAGCAGCGGTCGCAGGCTTGGTCATGTTTGGATCCATTGGTTTGTTGGGGTCGGCGGCAGAAGCGTCAGGAGGTTGCGAACCCGCACCAGCGTCCGTGCTGGCAGGGTCCGCAGAGGATTCGAGGCTCTCGGCGTAGGAGACTTGCAGGGCGGCTTTGGCCTCGGGCGAAAGAGTCGCAGGATCGAGTCCAAGAGAGGTGCAATAGTCTTCAAAGGTTTTCATGTTTGATGTGGCCGAAGCGGCAATAGAGACAGAGGATTCTGGGTCGCCTGGAATCGTTACCAGGGAGACCTCTTTAAGCTGCGATCGCTTGACGACGAGGACAGGACCATCGAAAGTGCGTCCATTGCACTGGAGGGTCTGACCTTGAGGAATCGTGGAGTAAGTGAGGATCTTCACGCCGACCGAGGGTCGCCAAGGAAATCCGTTTCTCGCTCCCGAGACAATCTCCTGCTGATCCACCGAAGGGACCGAGAACACTCCGGTGACGGAGAGCTTGGTACCATCGTTGGCCACAGCAGTCAGATGGCCGACAGGCCTGGATTCGTCGTGGTCTCGATGCACTGGTCCGACCGGTGCGTCGAGGCCTGCTAAATCAATCACCACCGGACCGTTCCACTGGATTGCAAGCTTGGGATGCATCACACCCCCGGTATAGGCGATCCCACTAAAACTGGGCAGCGCGTCGGGGGTGTTAGGGTCTGCGGCTTGCAAGGCGATGGAGTCGCCACTGGTGCGCAGTTCCAAGTTGCTCTTGGACGATGCGACGATGACGTTGGCGTCTTGTCGCTTGCGTTTCGTGGTTGCCCGGATCGATTTGCTCATGGGGACGAAACTACCACGCGCCCCCGAAAAACCGTCCAACAAGAGTTACAAATCAGCCTTCGCCCAGTCCGAGTCCGGAATGATCGCATAACTGGTCATCGCGACTTTTTCCGAGTTGCCGATCCACTTCGACGCGGTCGCCAGTCCGAAGGCGGTGATCAGTTCGGTTTCGCGAGTGGCTCGCATCGAATGCCAAGGCACCGGCCATGGATCGATTCCTGCCTTGCGAACAACCTCGAGGAATCGCTGTGTGATTCCCGAGTGCGAGAGGCTTGCGATCGTCGGCAGTAGCTCGACGCCTGGTGCGGGGAGCTCGGCAGCGATCTCACGGAAAAGCGGGATCTCTCGGACCATCCCTCGCTTGGTGTCTGTGATCTTGATCCGTTTTAGGGCCCGGTCGATCGATGCTTGCGAGAAGTCGCGAATCTCGCTGGAAATTCGCAGGCCTCCGAATCGAGACAGCACAATCACCAGCCGCAGCTCGGGATCGTCGCAGGCCTGGAGGACTCGCTCGATGGTCTCCACCGAAACGAATCGCTTCTCACGCACCGAGACCGTGGTTTTGAGTCGCTTGGCCGGATTGGCCACGATCCACCGATTGTCCTCGCACCAGCGAAAGAAAGCTTTCCAGTCCTTGGCGATCTTTCCCCGGGTGGACGCACCTTGCTCGAGCGCATCATAGACGGTGGCGATTTCCTCCGGGGACACTCCATCGATTCGCCGATCACCGCAGGCATCAGACAGCCAGGCCAGAGAGCGAGCGACCGATTCGGCGGTCGATGTGGCCAGTAGATCTCGCTTGGCGTTGAGATACTCGTCGATCGCCGTCCGGACGGTGCGGATGGATCCGGTGATGCAAGTGAGCTTCGACTTGATTTCCGGGTCGAGCCTATCGAGCCAAAGGGCTGTTTGCCTGGGTATCGGTAGGTCTGCGGTCTGGGCGGCGAGGATCTCGTCGACATGTCGCTGAATGGCGACCGCTTCGGGCTCGGTGATGCGTCCGAGCCAGATCGAGCGACGTCCGGCAGCGGTGTAGACTCGGAGGCGATAGCCTTGACGAGTCTTGCTCTCGTGCGTCAGCGAGCTCACGCTGGTTGCTCTTCGTACTCGGCCAACAAATTGTTGATCGTGCTTTCCTTGAGTCCAAGCGACCCCAGGAATACTCTCGCTCGAGACGTCGTCCAAATGCCTTCCTCGATCTTACCGAGGGTGTCCTCGATCGCTCGCCAGTTGCGGGTGAGCTGCAAACGGGACATGTTCGCAAATTCCCCAGTCGGAGCGGGTTGGCTGGAATCCGGCTCGGCAGCGCCCGTACCTTGGGCCGCAGCTCCGGGCGCACCAGACGCACTAGGTGCACCAGGTGCAGCGCCTGCAGGAGCGGGTGGCCTGTCAGGATTTACCCAGCCTTCCTCGATGAGCTGCTGCGCGTGAGCTTCGGGGTCAATGTTTTGCTCGATCAGGTACTGTTGGCGAGTCTTGAGACCGGCCCGGATCAGTTCGATGTTGACGTCTGCGATTTCCGCAGGATTCACATCGCGTTGTGGTGGCCATCGCCAGACCTTGGGGATCTCATCGGTCGGTTTGATCGCTGGCAAGTAGCCGTCCATAAGCAAGGCTTCATCGAGCCACCAACCGAAGATCCGGTCGAGGGCTTCGACTTCCCACTGGGATCGCTCGATTGCGTTGGATTCGTGGTAAGTCTGATGGTCCAGGCGTCCCGAGGAATAGTTGTACCCGGACGAATCCGCGAGGACCTTGTTCTTTGGCATGTGGACCGATCGAGCAATCTCGCCGAGGACTGCATTGCGAAACTCGGTGTAGGTCGTGGTTGGTTGCTTCGGGTCAAACTGAACCATCTCCCAGCCCTTGGGGAGTGAGGTCATCAGTCCTCGATCGATCTGCACGAAATCGAACGGGTCGATGTCGTCGATCCCATCGGACGCAGAGTCGAAAGCATTCGACTGAGTCTTGAGAATCGCCGAGAAGTCCGCAGCATTCTCCGCAGCGGTGATCACCGCCAGGGTGTAGCGACGCAGCATCGCGAACAGTGGCAAAGCCGGAGTAAGCTCGGGGATGCCTCGCATCTGTCCAGGTCGCTCGGCTCGGAACAGGTGGATGATGTCGTCGGGGTCGACATCCTCCTTTTGGAATGCATCCAGCGGCCAGCGGTCCCCAGGGTGTCCTTTGAGGATGTGGTAGACCGTTGGATTTCCAAAGTCGTCGAACTCGATCCCATCGATCTTGTTTGGGAGGCCGTCGGCGTAGTACGGGGTCGCAAGTTGATCACACTCGATGACTCGCAGATCGAGCTTGACATCGTTCTTGCTGCGAGGGTTGTTTCCCTTGAGGATGATCGTCTCGCCGTCGATCACCTTGCTCATTCGAGCGGTTCGAAGCTTGCTCGCAAGCCGGACATCCTTGCACCACTTCCGCCACTTGTGCTCGATCATCCGAGAAGCAGACGCATCGGGCAGCATCACCTGGAGACTCGGGCCGGTGGAGATTGTGTCGTTGGCCAGGGTCAGGACGATACCCTTGGCGAACGAATTGTTCTCGAGGCATTCGTAGCGGGATCGCTCGCGCAGTGTCTTTCTGACCGATACCGAGTTGGCGGCGGCAGCGGACAGATTGTCGGCGTGTCGCCAGTGCTTCTGGGTCTCGGCCGTGTTGGCCGCAGCATCGTAAGACGCCGACAGCGAGTCCATTCGCTTGGCTCGATCCTGGACCCGACGAGCGGCAGCCAGGGCCTTGGTGTCGATCGGCTTTCCGTATTGATCGAGCAGCATCATAAGACTAGCTCTTTGGCTGAGGATTCATGAACAGGAAGAAAACCACGGCCCCACCGAGGATGAGAGTGGCCATCGAATTGAAGACCAGGCCAGCTAGCAGGAGGAACCAGCCAGCCCCAAAAAACAGATGGCGCGACGAGGCCGTGGTAAGGGCTCGAAGGATCGATGTTATCAGTACGGTGACCCAGCCAGGCATCATTGCCCCCTTGCCGATCCAGGAATCATCTTGGCGAACAGGACTCCGCGTCGTGGCTTAGAGGCGTTCTGGTTGTTCGCCAGTTCCTCACGAGCTTCACGCATGTCGGCCATGCTGCGATTCGTCACGGTCACGCCGTCAGCCGAGACGCTTTGCGGGGCGGTGGCAGCGTCGGCGATCTGTTGATCGGTGATTGCTGGAGTGGTCATTTGGTTTTCTTGCTGGGAGTCTGGAGGGATGCGAGTCGATCGAGAGCTGCGGCGCGGCGGCGGTCGGCTTCGTCTTGTCTAATGACCTCGACGATCTCGGCGATCTCAGCCTCTAGCACCGCATCGCGATCGGTCGAGACCGACGAAGGCGACGACAGAGCGGCAAAGATCGAGGGCTGCGAAACGGCTCCCTTTGGAGGTCGCTTGGGGTTCCACCAAATAGCAGCCAGGAGCAGGAAGACGAGCACGATGAGCAATAGAAACAGGTTCATGAGCGGATCACCTTGAGTGCGACAACGAACAGGAGAACGAGGAAAGCGATCGCACAGAGGCCTGCGAGGATCGCTTCGCCGGGATTCCAAATCCAATACAGGAGGGATTGGATTGGGTCTTGGTCTTTGGGTCGCAAATTGGGGAACAGCCTTTCTCGCTCCGGATTCAGGAGAGGCACGCGGCCAGGTGGGCAATTGCCGTCAGGACAAGACGGATCAAACTCTTGAGCCATCGGAGAGCTAGGGTCTTGAGCTGGTTGAGTAGCTTGCTGTTGAATCTGCGTCGATTCTTTGAGGGCGGCGTACAGGCCGGACGCAGACGAGGGGAGCGACGCGGCTCCCGCGACGTAGACATGTCCGCCACGAGCATCGGTAAACACGACGGCTGGAAATTGGTCGGTGGGTACAACGCCACCAAACCGTTCTCTGTACAGCGGATTGTCTTTGGTGTAGGCCTGGAAATTGACGTTCTTGCGCAGGTCGGACAACTGCGGATCACGATTGACCCAGTCGAGCAATCTCTGGGAGGCCTGGTCTGTTCCGACGAAGACAGCCAGCGAGTACTTGTTTGCCCAGGGGGTGGATGTCACCGTGACCTGTTGACGAGGGGTCGCAGGCTGCGGCGCGGGTGAGCTAGCTTGCGTGATCGGTTCGGCGTAGTTGACGAATCGGGTAAACCCAGGCGATCGAACCTGATCGCAAGGTGGACAGTAGACGTCTTGTCGCTTGATTTCTCGAGCTGCACTCTCGTTGACTGGGACGCTGTTGAGCGGTGCGTTTCGCAGCTCGTCGTAGCTCACTCCCCCGGGTGCAAAAGATCGCTCGACTGGTTGGTCGATCCCGAGGGATTGTTCAATTCGCGGAGCAACTCGCTGGCCCACGACAACGCACAAAGCGCTAAACAGAGCCAGAGCCACCAAACCGAACGAAAGCACGATTTTGACACGTTGTCCCCCACCAGGGCATTGTTCGCAATTTACCATTTCCATCCATCCTCGACCGCTTTGTACGACTGAAAAACAGGAGGGCTCGGAGGGTCGTAAAGCGTGGTCAGCGCGAAGCCCCCGTACCCAGCCCAGGCCTTGTGAAACTGCGATCGTTCGACGAACTCATAACGATCGGTTTGGTTGTTGTCCAAGATGCAAGCGTAAACCTTGCCGTCAGTGCCTTTGGCCCACCCTACAAAGGTGCAGCAGTGCGACGGCTTCCACCAGAGAAGAGCACCGCGCCGAGCGTTGTGAGCATCATCGAGCAGTTGGAGATTCGCTCGCTCGGTGTAGGCGTAAGGGATTTTTGCCGCATCGAGTCGACGTCTTAGTTGATCGGTCCACTCACCCCCGGAGTACTGCGATCGCCACCACTTGGCCAGCTCGATCTTGTTCTGCCAATGGAGCATCGAGGAAAGCGACGCATGGACGCAGCTCCCCTCGTTGGCTTGACTCAGCCAGTTCTTCTGGCGGAGTGACATCGGTGGGTTGATCGCCGGGGTTTCTGCCCTCGGAGCTCGGAGCGCGACATAAGACGGAGCAGGCGCGCACCCGATGCCCAGAAGCAGCCAAAGCAAAATGACGGTCACATGATTTTTCGCCATGTTTGAGACAATTGAGTATTAGGTCCGATCAGATAACAGGACCACCGTACCGCAAAAGCCTCAAAAATCGTCAAACGAGGGTTACAAAAAGAAAGTGTGTCTTAGTAGTAGATTGTTCCCATTGGGGTCGGCTCGGGACGTGCTCCAGGAAGGACCCGTGAAATTTTGGCTCAAAACTTTTTTGCGTTCAAATCCCCGAAAACTTTTTGGGCCCGCGCGATTTTCTAAAATCAAGACGCGGCTAGGCGCTGTAATCGAGGAAACAGCGCTGAGGCGCTTTATTGCCAGTACCACACGCCGTTATCATCCATAAACGCAAGACGGGGACGCCCGTTTCGTTTAACGACCCGCTGTATTAGTTTGTCGCTGCAACGTTTGTAGGTTCCGCGAGACTTGACCAAGTCGATAATGTGCGCCCCCTCCAGTTCCGGTTGCGGCTTAAACAGGCGGTCCCCCGCTTTCTGATCCCGAGAAGCATAAACCGAGCATTGAGGCTGTTTTCGTAGTCTGCCAGTTTCTGATGCCATTCCGTTTCTCCTATTGTGATGGCTGCGTACCAAGCGCCGTACGGTCTCGGCGAACCGACTAAAAAACCAAGCTTTTACATTTTATGTTCGACCCCTTGCAGGGGTACTTAAACACTTCATAAACCCTGGTTTTCCAGGGTTTTTTACGTACCGAGACACGCTCGGACACGCTCGAACACGCTCAAACCCGATTAGCGCCGTACGTCGCGCCGTACATTGGACCCGCGCCGTACGCGGTCATTTCCTCGCTTTCTTGCGTGTGCTCTTAGGCTTCTCTTGGCTGGTCGCCCTGGCCCAGTGATCCTCGGTGACCATGAGGTAATGATCCTTGGCCACCCTCGTGGAATGTCCAAGCCAGGCGTCGCACACGTGAGAAGCGAATTGCTCCTCGAGATCCGTCCTGCAACTGGCTCTGAGATTGTGCCAAAGCTTCGGCCATTGCTTGAGGCCTGCCAGCAGAATCGCCGACTCGAGCCACCTTCGATAGGTCGTCCCTGCCGATCGCCGTGCAGTTGGAAAGACCCAAGGCGACTCCCCAGCGGCCTCGGCCAAGTTAAGCATGTGCTCATAGACCATCGGGACCATCGGAACGACTCGCAACCCTGTCTTGGTGTCCTTCGGCACCGTGATCCGATGCGTTTCGAAATCGACATGCTGCCAAGTCAGCGAGATAATCTCATGCGGCACCCTCAGACCAGCAAAGCGAGCCAGCACAAACGCAGCTTTTGCCTGTAGTGATCCCAATTTTTCCAGCACTAATTTTGCATCCTCAACGGACAGATGGTGCCCTCGCGACTTATCTAGCTTGGCACGGACCCCGACACCCGCAAAAGGATTGGCCTGGAGAAGCCTGGAATCGACTGCATCCTGCATGATCTGCTTGACCCGCTCGACATGCTTTTTCGCCGTCTGGCTAGCAAATTTAGCCTCCAGCCTGATGGCAAAGTGCTTCGCGTCAGAGACCGTGATCTCGCTGATCAACCGATCGCCCAAAAGCTCGATCGCATGCTTGCGAGCAGTCCCAAAACCCTTCTTCGAGCTGGTGGAAAAGTCGGCTCGCTTTGCCAAGTAGGCATCCCAGACGATTCCGAGCTTGGGTGAATGACTGGCCGGTTTCCACTGAGACAGCAATCCAGCGGCCTGCATCTTGTCGCGAAAGTCCTGCTTGCAGAGCGAGATCCACGTTTGGATCTGCGGATCGGGCTCGATCCCGACATTGTTGCTGGCCTGCAATCGCTCGACATTGCGTCGCACGGTCTCTGCACCGGCCTTGGTGACCTTGCCCAAGTAGATCTGCACGCGTCGGCCCGAGGGCGTCACGACGCAACAATACCATCCTCGGTGCTTGTGCTTGTAGATCGATGTCATCTAGTTTCGCGGCCAAGAAACCGATCTATTTCCTTCCGATCGATACGCAAGTGCCTTCCGATTCTCACGGCTCGCATCTGCTGGGTATCGACAAGTCCCTCTATCGTACGGACAGAGACACCGAGAATTTCCGCGACTTCCTCCCTGGAGAAAGCTTCGCGAGGTATTGTAGATTTCCGCATCGCAGCCTCGATCGACTGCTGGAGCAATCCGAGGATCTGCGTGGTGTCCGTAGAATTTGCCGACATGATGGCTCCGAGTGGTCTTCATCCTGAAAACCGCCCCGAGCGGGGTGTCCAAACAGTCTACGGACTCGGTCGGCAGAGTCAAGGCTTCACCGCGTTTCATCCCCCCAAGATGCACCAACAAGGCACAGAATGTGAAGTATCACGCCAGGAACGATCAACATGATGTATCCAGCGATCGTCACCACAAACCAAACCAGCCCATTGATGATCTGCCCTTTGTAAGCTTGCCCCAAACCAGGGACGATTAGACTCAGCAAGATAGCAGTACCTCGACTCCATCGCCTCATTGTCGGTGCGGCAACATGAACATTCACAACGCTCTGAGGCACCGCAGCGGCGACGGGTTGAATCACTGGGTGTTGATACGCTGGGATCGGAGCTGGCTGCGGAGCGAGCACTTCGTTCGGCAACGGGGCCAAAGCTCTTGGCTCGATGGACACTTCGGGCCAGTTCAGACCTTTGATTTTGGTGATCGGTTGCCAGTCCTCGACTCCATCCTTGCGAACTTGAGCATTCGCAGGGACTTTGCCAGCTTCAACTGCTTGTTTCAACTGCGTGGAACTGATGGGACCAATTGTCTTACCACCTGCTCGGACGTGCCATGCAGACATTGCTTTACCCTTTTCTTTGCGTTTTCCCGGCTGGGAAAACTGGACGGTTTAGGAAATCTAGGACGGCTTTGACCATACGTGTCAAAACCGATCGGATACTAGCTGCGTTATTTCAAAGTCTTGTAGTTTCTCGTGGTGAAATCATGCCGAAAGTCAACGTTTTTATTGTCGACAACTTAGATTCCAAGGTTCTGCTTCGCTTTTCGCGAGTCGGACGAAAAAAGGCCAGTTGGATTGCCAGTCAGTGGGGAAAAGAGGGGGTCAGTCAGACGTCCGTTTTGATTTGCGACTCGGAGATTCCTTCGCCACCCTTGCTGCCTCAGCAAGTTGTTTCGCAATCGCCGACTTAGTTTTGCTGGACCTCTTTTCGCGATACTTCGCTTCGAGTGTCCGCTTTTCTTCAAGCTGCTCAGGGAGCAGCATTTCGTCGGCGTTTCTCATCACCATTGGACTGACAGGGCCGACGAATTTCCGGCCCTGCTCGAACACATGCTCCATTCCAGTGTGAAGCGTTTTCCATGCGCCGTGCGGAAACTCTTGGATTTTTGCGTCCTCTAGGTTCTTGAGTGCTGTTCGCATCTCCGTGGCCGCAAGCTCCAGCAGTTCAACGAACTTTCGAATTCGTTCGATCGGTATTTGGTTCTTCTCGTGGTTCATGCCCTAATCTTTCTCGATTTTTTTCAAAGATCAATAGGCCAATGAAAACATTGGGAAACATCTACACGAACGGGAGCACGTTGGGAGAATGTTGGGAGTAGGTTGGGAAATTCCTGTTGACGTCTATAGACTTACAACGTAAAAATCCAGACATGTGAAAACGAGCGTATGAAACGCTTGTCTCAGTGGCATGACGCCAACCGCGTCTCGCCCAGAGGGTTTTGGTCATGAGCAACTCAAGAGAACAGCTGATTATGGTTTTGCGTGCTGGAAGGACTCGACGAAAGCAATCACGAGTCGAGGAGCGTGTCCGATGTGACAAGTGCCTCGGTACAAATCGCGATGGTTCGGAGTGCGACAAGCAGGCAACGCGTCGAGGGCTTTGTGAGAATTGCTACCGCGCATGGATGTCCTCTGTTCGAGGGATGAATCCAGAGCAGAAAGCGGCAGCCGAATCTCGCTTGATCTCGGCTGGTGCTTTGCTTGGCGATCGGGAGGTTTTGAAAATCAAGAACAGGTCGGTTTTTGTGAGACTAGCTTGAGCCGCTTCGGGCGGGGTGTGTGGCCCCGGTATCACGGATTGATACCGGGGCCTTTTTTCAAACTCATTGAAAAGGGCAAGTGAGAATGACGGAAAAGCAGCAACGATTTTTGAATCATGTGGATCGACTGTATCAAGTCGCAGCTCGCGTCGGCGATCGAGAGGCAGTCCTGCAAGTCGGCACGACTCTGCTGGTCGTACGAGGCTCGGTGCCAGAGCTGGCGTCGGCCTGGAATCAGTTCGCTCACCATGTCGGCAACACCGACGGGACGCTACTGAACCATCTGCGGTTCTTTTGGGCGGTGATGCGAAACATGCGAGGCCGAGACTCGGTCACGCTCGTCGAACTGACGGCCGACGTTGCGTTCACCGTCCAAGTAGACATCGAGGCCTCAGTCGTGGACATGGTGGCCTGATGGTAACCAAGACCAAGCGACCAATAGATTCGCGACCGCTTGAAAAGGCAAGGCCGAAGCCGGGGACCTATTGCCAGACATGCGGCAAAGATCGTCGTCCTTTAACGCCTATTCGTGGTAGTTGGGGATTCTGCGAAACCGCAGAAGTTCCAAGAACACCAGAAGCGGAACGCAAGCCGATCCAAATGATTAACGACCTGATTGTCAGCGTGAGCATTTACCGTAACGGTGGAGTCGGTGACACGACGCATCTGTGCGACGACTGCTTGCGGATCGGCCTACGACGCGTTTTTGGTGTCGTCAGCCGCATGTTGGAGGATACACAATCGCCAGAGTACAAAGCAGCGGCAGAGATCGAAGAATTGACCGAACGCCTAGGAGAGACGCAATCGAAGTTGAACAACTTGACGCTCGCGCACAACAGAATGCAAGATCGGTTGCGGGCTGTCTTGGCATTGGTTCCAAAAAAGCTTGCAACTGAAGTCGATGTCGATGTCGTCAAGATGGCGCATTGGGAAGCGAATCGCAAACCGGCAAGCAACAATTGGCAGGTGAGGTGCAGCGATGTCTGAGACACCTGACTGCTGGGAGGTATTGGCCGACAAGATGATCGGCTGGATGGATCCGAACAACGCTCCCGAGGATCGGAAGCAAATCGCGGCCAAGTACAAAGAGGTCGCTGAGTACTTGTGGGGTTTCCTTCCACCGACGCACGAGCGACAAGTGGCACTCCGCAAGCTTCTCGAATCGTACACTTGGGCCATGAGGATCTCGCTCGGTTTCTGTCCCAAAGACATGACACATCACAACCAGTTGACCACGATCAAGTTTTGGCTCGCTGAGATGTCCAATGTCGAGGCGTGTCAGGCTATCGGGTATCACTTTTACAATCTTGACGTAGCGATCTCTCGTGAGCTTGGACACCGTCTTGGTCAGGTCACATTCGAGCGAGTTCAAGCGGCCCAGTTGCTGCTCGAGTCGCGAGACGCAGCCGTGCGAGCATGCCTCGACATGCTAGCCGAACAACAGAAACAAGTACTGAGAGCCGTTTCTCAGTCGTGATAGGTAGATCGGATTTCAAGAAAGGCGAAAAACCATGGGCTTACCGGAACCGAGCAAGGATCAAAGCACTGAGAGAATGTTGAAGTGGTTCGCTTATGAACACCTGCCAGATTCATTGAAAGCAGTCTCCCGTCCCTTCTCTGAGCTAGCGGATGTTGTCATCGCTCTCTGCGAGCCTGGGCCAGAGCGAACGGTGGCACTGCGGAAGCTGCTAGAGGCAAAAGACGCAGCGGTGCGAGCTAGGTTGCACCCAGGAGGTTGATTCACACACACGAACGAGCGTAGCGAGTCGCAATGGCCTTGTGCCTGCTTCTCGCAAGCTCGAACGTTGAGGCGGCAACTGCCTAAGTTGCGAGGATCGGTCGACTAAGTAAGTCTCGCGCCTTTGGTGCGTCGAAATGCAGGCACACCCTGTCCGGTCCTTTTAGCCCTGAAAGTTATTGCGGAGGAACACCTGGAGTAATCCAGGAAGCGCAGGTTCGAATCCTGCTCGGGGCTCTGGGATCGGCGGCGTGGTGGGAACAACGTGTATCCCACGCCGCCCGATCCTTTTGGTTACGAGTGTTTTTGGATGCTTTACTCATGGAGGTGACCTGATGAAACGGTCTTTTAGTTTGTTGTGTTCGATCTGTGCGTTGTGGCTCGTCGTCTTTGCAGGAGCTTTTGCGGCTGCGGCAGATAGCGTGGTCAGGACCCAGCGTCCCCGATGCGTCAATGGCCAATGCTACCCAGCGGCCAAGACAACCATGGCGGTTCGCTCGACTGTGAGCCGCGTGCCACTGATCAATCGCATCGTGCCTCGTCGATAGCGCGTCCTTCTTCCGCGCTGCACGGTCGCGGGCTGCGTGATGTCCCCGCATCACGAAAGGCCCTCGGGGGGTGGATCCCTAGCGATCGTTTTGTTTGTTGTGTGTTTTTTCTGGTTGTCATCTGAAAGGGTTCATGATGCCAAAGTTAGCAGGTTTTACGCTTGAAGCCGGAAAGCTTTATGCGATCGGCTTGGGCACGAAAAAGAAACCGGTCAAGACGTTCTATGACGTCGACCTGGATCAGTGGTACATCCGCTTTGGCGATGAACCCTGGAACCATCTCGGAGAGTTCGTCGAGCAAAATCCCGGGATTGAGATCGAACGTATCGATGCGTTTGGGGTTCCAATCGACAGCGACAGCAATCCAACAACAGGAAACGAGGCTGTCGATGTCATGCCGACGGTCCAGTCGGCTGCGGCGGCACTTCCTGACCAACAGCCAGCTTGGATGGAGTGATCACCGTGACAGCGCTCGAGCAACAATTCCTCCCCCTGTCTGGCGATGCTGCGGATGCTAATCGAGACATCGTCCGATTGGCTGCGGCGCGGTCGGACTCGGGCCGCAAGGAATCGAGGCTGATCGTCGGCAAGCGACTACAAGTCTTCACGGCGATCTCCCGAGCTGCTCGCGGACTCACCATGCGTGAGATGGCTGCGATCTCGGGCCGGGGGATCAACTGTTGGACGCAACCTTTCTCGGACCTTCGGGCCTGGGGAATCATCGAGACGACGGAAAAACGACGAGACGGAGGCACTGTGCATCGTCTCAAGAAAACGATTGTGGTAAATGACAAGGGAGAATGGGCATGAGTTGGTACAGCATTGCGAATGAAGAGGTAAACCTGACGATTCAGAAGGTGATGAAGGAGAACCATGGGGAGCTTCATGCAGCAGGCGTGACAATCACCGCACTGATCGCCAGGAGCGAAGACGGGCCGGCGCTCAAGGTCGGCGGACGCGAGGCCCTTGGATGCATCCGTGTCACCAAGCTGACCGAAAGGACACTCGGGCTCGGCGACGCTCTGATGATCCTCGACGGCGAATCGATGATCGCTTGGAGCAGCAAACGACTCCAAGCGGTGATCGATCACGAGCTGCGGCACCTGATGCTTGCGAAGAACAAAAGGACCGGTGAGATCAAACTCGACGACGAGGGTCGGCCCAAGCTCCGGATCCGGCCACATGATTTCGAATTCGGCTGGTTCGCGCGTACGGCCGAGCTCTACGGCGAAGAGTCCTACGAAGTCTCCCAGGCCCGGGAGATCGTGGCCGCCCAATTCGTCCAGAACTTCCTCCCCGGTTTCGAGATCGATCCAGACCCCACCGGCCTGGGTGCTTACGGTGGCAAGCCTCAAGCCTCGAAGACGACCGACGACAATGAAGACTCGGACGACTTCGAGGACCAAATAAACCTCGTTCGGGATGCATGCTCGGAGGCTAACCATGAGCACAAGGCACTCCGACAGAAGATCGCTTCCGAGCGTCGCAAAAAAGACGTCATAGCTTCGAAAGACCGCGAAGAATTTGAGGCGTCCGTCCGCCGTCAATCCACCGCAGCTCTCTCGGCCAAGGCCACTAAGCCCAAGCGAGCCAGCAAGAAAGGTGACACGGTGGCATCTTGAGCAGCGAACAGGACCCCCAATGCCGTCTCGTCAGTGCCATTAATAACTCTGTGCTTGACACCCATCTGGATGTCATTTCAATCAAGTGGGATGTCCGTTCGATAATCTCGCTGGTGTTCTCTTTGGTTTTCCTATCGATCATTAACTTCCTTTTGCTTGTTTACTGCGTGTGCTTACTAGCAGAAGACAAGCCCTCCACGACCATCAACCGTGCAGTGCAGATGGAGGCCCTCCAGTGAGCACGACAGCACAGACAAAGATCGACCTGATCGACCTGTCGCTTTTGGCAAAAGTCGACCTGTTTATCGACTTCGTTTTTGGTGGTCGGCACCACACGAAAAAGATCATCGAGCATTCCAACTGCTTTGAGGTCAAGTTCTGGCAAGACGTTGCAACTTGGGATGGAGACCTAATGACCAAGATGGTTGTTGCTTCTCACGATCTTGGATTGCGGACAAGCGTTGAAGGTAATGGGCTGAGAGGGATGAAGGTGCTTTTGCATAACAGGGGATCTCGCGAAGGGATGTTGCACAAGCGACATCCGACGCTCGAGCAACATCTTGAAAAAATCGGAAGGGTGACATGATGAACCAGTTGTTTACCAAATACCACGTACGCACTCCCGACGAGCAGCCGCTCGACTCGGGGTGCTTTGTGCTCCGGCCGTTCAATCATGACGGAACCATCCGCGATCCAGCAGCGGTCGCAGCGTTGAAGACCTACGCGAATTTCCTCCCGTCGGCTCAACGTGAGCTCCGGGCGGAGATCACCGATTGGGTCGACACTCCTGGCCTGAGTCAAGCAACGCGGGCTTTGAATGTTCCACCCGATGATTCCCTCAGTTTTCACGACGACCGGAATCTCGATTAGTCACCGATTGTAACCATCGAAAGGGCATAAACGATGAGTCAGCACTTAGAACTTTCCGGCATGGATCACGACGACGACAGCTTCGACAACGACCGAGACGACTGGCAAGACGACCTCGCCGGGGAAGGGCTTCCGACGCTCACCCCCGAAGCGGCCTTCCTGGCCTGCGCGTCAGGCGTGGCCGTGTTGTTCGTGGTCGTGCTCGCTAGCTTCGAGGCCTGGAGGATTATCAATGGCTCTTGAATGGATCAAATTTGAGCTCCACACATCCAACAAGCCCGAGGTCTGGGAGATGGCCGGGAAGCTTGGCGTCGATCCTGATGCGGTCGTTGGAAAGCTCCTGCGCGTGTGGGGATGGTTCTCAAATCAGACCACAGACGGTAACGCTCCGAGCGTTACCAAAGCGTTACTAGATCGAGATTGCGGCGTTGTCGGCTTCTGCGCGGCGATGATCGAGGCTGGATGGATGATCGAGGAAAACGGCAGGATTCGCCTACCGAATTTCGATCGGCACAACAGCCAGACTGCGAAAACACGTGCTTTAACCGCGAAAAGGGTAGCCAGCCACAAAGGTAAAAGTAACGCTGGCAGCGTTACCACTCGCGTTAGTTCCGCGTTACCTAGAGAAGATAAGATAAGAGAAGAATTACCCCCTACCACTCACGTGTGTGAGGACATTCAAAAATCAGATTTCGAGCCGTGGCTTGTCTCGATCTGGGGGAAGTGGTCTGCCTATCGGTTTCAAAAAACTGGGCAGAACATCACCGATGTCGAAGAGGATCTTTTGAAGTTAGACCTCCTGCGGATGGGCCAAGAAAAAGCGGTTCGCAATGTCGAATTTTCTATCAAGCGTGGCTTCAAGACGATTCGGGACGCAGATGACGACTGGGATCGTCGCGATCGTCCCTCGGGCCTATCGGGGCCATCGTCGGCATTCTCTAGCGAAACGATGGGGCAAAAAATGAAAAGGGTTTTAGCCAATGAATGATCAAGAGGCAAAAGAGTTTCTTAATGATGTGATCGCGATCAAGTTTCCGTCGATCATGAATTGGATCGAAAAAAACAGTCTCGATCCAAAAAAGACTCGCGAGAGTTGGCGAAAGACCTTGCAGGACGTCGAAGCGGACGAAGCTCTTTGGTTTGCCAATCAGATGCTGATCGGCGAAATAAAGCTCGCGGCTTACGAGTACGATCAGTTTCCGGCAAAGCTGCGAACAACCTGCTTAGAGCGTCGTGCAAAGCTTCGTGAGTCGCAGAGGCAAAACCTGTTTTTGTCAGAGATGCAAGCTTCCAAGAACCAAAAGAAATCCTTGATCAACGACCTTGGATTGACGCACTATGTCAGCGCGTTAATCGAAATCAAATCGAGGATTATCCAAAAGAGGCTGCCTGCATCCGACAGGGTTTCACGTTTTGCAGACGCAGAGCGGGAAGTGTTGTCTTGCCATTCTAAGGGCATCCCCGTCCGACAAGAACACATCGAATCGTTTTAAAGTTACCGTCCCCCATGGAGGCATGATGCCAGCCAGCAAAAAGACCAGCCAGAAACCGAACAGCCTCCTGGAAGAAGCTCGCCAGTCGGCGACAGAGTACCAACGAAAAAAGGGCATGCAGACCTGGTTTCAGGTCCTCGAAGCCAACGAGCCCAAAAAGGCCGCAGAGCTCAAGACGCTTTGCATCGACTGGCACAAGGGCGGTGAGTCGCGAGACCTGTTCCCGGGCAAAGCGGACCTTCTCCGATTTGTGAATGCGAGAGTCTGCAAGGTGGGTCGATTCGGTTTTGACACCTGGATGAACGAGGTCACTTCATGAGCCTCAAAAAACAGATCAAAGCTTGGACCCGCAACGAGGCGACCGAATCTCAAGAGCTACTGACCGCCAGAGCACAGCTCAAGCAGCTTGAGGTCGCACTCAAGCGGGAGCGGTCGGCACGAGAGCTGCTAGAGCAGACCCTCGATCGACTGCGAAGCTCGTCGGTGAAACTGAACCTGACGCGCAAGGCCAAAAGCTCCAAGGGGGGTGTCACCCTGCGAGTCATCGTCCCGGATTCCCATGGATGCTTCGTTGATCAGTCGGCAGCGTCGGCGATGCTTGCCGACATTGCGATGCTCAAGCCCTCGTCGATCATCCTCCTGGGTGATCATCTTGACTGCGGTGGCTTCCTGGCCGAGCACCACACCTGGGGCTACGTCGCCGAGACCGACTACACTTTCGAGGACGACTGCCAAGCGACCAATCAGTTTCTCGATGCGCTGCAGTCGGCAGCACCACAAGCGACGATCGAGTACCTCGAGGGAAACCACGAGCGACGCATCGAGAAGTGGATCGTCACCGACGCACTGCGAACGGGCAAAGGATCCCGAGGCGACGTCAAGATGCTTAACGCATTGTTCTCGACCGAGACGGTGTTGCAGCTCGAGAAGCGGAAGATCCCCATTTACAAGCAGGGTCAGTGGTACGACGGGTGCCATGTGCCCGGTACGATCCTGCGGGACAACTGCTACTTCACCCACGGCCAGTTCACGAGCAAGGCCGCAGCGGCCGCGCACCTGGCCAAGTACAACAGCAACATTTGGTTCGGCCATACGCACCGGATGGACATGGCGACCAAGCGGACCGTCGCCTCGGGCCCGATCGGAGCGTGGAACCCTGGTTGCTTGTGCCAGCTCCAGCCCTACTGGATGCATCAAAACTTGACCGACTGGGTCAACGGTTACGGAATTCAGTTGGTCCAGCGGGGCCTCGGGCATCTGAATTTGCAGATCCCCATCATCAACGGTGTTTCGTATCTTTCGCCTTTGATCCATCGGGGCGCGGCGTAAGGTTTTTTGGTTGGTTTTTCTTACAGGAGGATGAGAGTATGAAGGATGTCAAATGGCGGGTAATCAGTCCAGCAAAACACTTCGACCCGAAGGTCGTTGCCGAAGTATTGAGGGATCAAGTCGACATGCTGGTCGCAGGGATGCAGTACACGATTGACGGATCGCTAGTGGAGATCGGTTCGATAGACACCCCACCGGCCCAGTCACAGATGGGTGTCCAGATGGTCTCGCAGCCCGAACCAGTTATCAAGGATCTCTTAACAACTGAATCCAACTGTCCGGAAATCCTGGATAGTTCGAACAGTTCGGTCGAAGCGGGAGAGCTCGAGCGCTGCGAAGCGACCGAGGCACCAGAACCTCGCAAGCGAGTCCTGTACATCGCTGGCCCGATGCGGGGAATCGCTTGGTTCAACTACCCCATGTTTGATCGAGTCGCCAAGGAGCTGCGTGACGCAGGCAACGAAGTCATCAGCCCAGCGGACGAGGATCGCAAGCACGATGGTTTCGATCCGTACGCCAATCCATCGCATGCAATTCCTGACGCTTGCACATTCCCCAAAACCATGGACTTCGCCAAGACCGTGCGACGCTGCTTGGATGCTGTGCTGCGGTGCGACGAGCTTGTCCTGCTTCCAGGCTGGGAGAACAGCAATGGAGCCGTGGCCGAGCTAACCCTGGCCATGTGGCTCGGCAAGCGGGTGCGACACCTGAACATCGACGACGACAATCGACTCACGTATGCGTGCTACTGGACAAGCCTGATCAGCCTTGCCGTACAGCTCAGCGAACATCACATGCCAAAAGTCGAACGGATGGGTCTCGCCGAGCAAGACGACGACGAAGAAGACATCCTGGCCGAAGCATCCCGGATCACGCGTGGCAGTCGCCAAGCTCAATACGGGCCACCGGACCAGGACTTCCGCCGGACCGCTGACATGTGGTCGGCTCTGTTCATTTCCAAGCTCAAAGACGGCGTGACATTCGAGTCCCGAGACGTCGCACTGGCGATGATCTTGCTGAAGACCTCCCGGGAGACGCACCAGCGCAAACGGGACAACTGGGTGGACATCGCCGGGTACGCGAGCTGCGGGAGCCGGTGCAACTGATGGACCTAATCATTGCTGTTTGTGTCGTAGTGTTTTTCTGCGTCATCATTGCGCTCGGCGACGACGACTTTCGAGGGCCCTCGCTATGAGCACTGACCACGACAATCCATTGAGCGTCGATCAAGCAATGGACCTGATCGGCAAATGGGAGACCCACCCAGGTCTCCTGATGGCCATCTTCGACGCAGCCCGAAAGCTTCGCGACGAAGTCGAGCTACTGCGTGACGAAGTCAAGCTACTGCGTGACGCTAACAATCACATGCAGAAAAGCCAAGACGATCTGATTCGGATCATCGCGCAGCATGTCAGGGACAAGAAAGCCATGCAAACCGAGCTCGACCAGCTCCGTGACACCAAGAAGAATCTGGTGAGGAACTTCGACGAATTGTTGAAGATCAACGCGGAGCATTGCAAGGCCAGGAAAGCCAAGGACGCCGAGCTCGACCAGCTCCGGGCCGTTGTGGCCCAGAACAACCAGAGCCTGTGCGGCATCATTACCAGATGGATCAAACCTAGCACGAACTGAGGCAAGCCATGTTCAAACTACTCGGACTGCTGCTCGGCGGCGGAGCGATACCCCGCGAAGCAGCTCGGGCCCGGAGCAACAACGGATGCAGGCCGGAGTTGCTTGGCATCGCAATCGGTATCATACTGGGCGTGCTTGTGACGCTCGCTGTCCAGGCTTGTAGGGGGATGTGATGACCAAATCGACTAGGAACGGACGGACGATCGAGTACATGCGAGGCACTGGCCCAGGTGGCCAGAACCGCAACAAGATCGAGTCGGCGTGTCGGATCACCGATCATGCGTCTGGGATCGCGGCCTACGCCGACTGCCGGACACGTGAAGCGTCGTACCGCATGGCCCTGGCCGAACTGGACAAGCGGATCGCCCAGGCCAAAGCCGACGCACAGGCCAAGGTCCGCAAGGATCGTCGCGACGTAGCGATCCATGACCATACCGTGGTTCGAACGTACAACTTCTCGCGCGGGCTCGTCAAAGACCACCGAAGCGGGAAAGAGGCCACCGTGAAAGAGATTTTGGGCAAGGGACGATTGGAGTTGTTGCGATGACCGGACCACAGCAATCGGATCGACCAGAGAACGAGGTCAATCAAGACTGGGAAGACAGTGACTGGGAGCCAAGCGACAAGGTATGCCGGGACTGCGGCAAGTTGGTATGGGAGGCCACCTGGTTCGACGGATCCCCAGAATCGGGAGGCGCAGCAATCGGCATCCAATGGGAGTGCGGGGATTGCGGGTGGTTCGATGTGCAATAGAAAAACCAACGATAGCGAGTCTTAGCAAGACTCGCACAAGCCAGAAAAACCAAAGGATTTCCTGTCGGTGGTCCTAGTTGTGGTCCTGGTATCTTCACGCCAGAAAAAAGCATTGCAAAAATTATCCTCTTTTCGGACTTAGTGCATTGCATTTAATCTTAGAGGCCGATACAATCACTCGGACAAGCGACGCACTGGGCGACGCAGGAAACAAACTGGAGACGATAAAAATGAAGACCGCAAGCGCACCCGCCATTTACACCCTCCGAAACACCTTTGTAGGGGCAGACCTGAGCCGACACAAGACTTTAGAGGCCGCCGTTAAGGCTCAGGCAAAGCATTTGCGTGGCACCAAACGCGCCAACGGCCAAGCGTCCTATCTGACGTATGAGGTGCTGCTCAACGGTGAGCCTCTCAGCGACCACGACCGAGAGGAGTACCTCGATTTGTGCCACTCCGAAGGTGCTCGATAATCACCCACCAGCCGTTTACGGGATCGGCTCCGGTTCACTAACACTGTTTTGGAGACGATGAAGATGGCAACAGCAAACACAAAATACCCACAAGATGCAGTCGTCCGGCTAACTACCGCCAGCGGGAGCGGAAACTATTTTGCTCAAATCTGCACACGCCGAGAGTGTGAATGGGTCGAAGGCGATTGGGTGGTCGATGTCATCGAAAATGGCCCGGAATTTGGCAATGCGCTGGGCCCAGCAGACGTGCAGGCAAGTCGCTGGGCAGAGTCAATTGGGCTCCAGTACATTGGGTGATTATGCTCCCAGCCGTCTCCGGGATCGGCTCCGGTTTTTGAATCAACTACAAAGGGCAAATGAAATGGAAAAGCGACAGTACAAAGTTATCACCGAGGCGAGTGATACTGGTCTGGAATACGCAGTTTTTGCGACGAGGGAAGAGGCTGAGCAAGCCATCGAAACTTGCAAGACGTTTGTCTACGAGCAGTACTCTTTCGATTTCCTTGAAACTGCGGACCCAGCCAACACTACCTTCCAAGAGTGGGATGCAAAAGGATGGGGTTTCGAGAAGCAATCCAGCGACATGCATCCCGCAGCGACACCAGCATTCGAAATCACAAAACAAGCACTTGAGTCCGGCGAGATCGTCCATACCGGATGGGCCTACAATGGCCGGGACACAAAGCTAATGGACCAAAGACCGGAACACCAATGCGACGTCTCTCCCTGGATGTATTTTGACGCCAACGGCAAATTCCTTGGGCCAGACGAAAACGGACTTGAGCCGACTTTTGCCGAGGCGTCGGCGGATGCCTAAGAACACCGAACCACCCAAGCGTCCACGAGGCAGGCCGGTAACCGGTCGGCCGCTCAAACGGAACATGACCCTGCGGCTCGCTCCAGACGTCGCAGATTACCTTGACACGGTCGCCAAGAAAGCCGAGACGGTCGAGGCTGCGGTGCGATCGACTGACGGGTACAAGCAGCAAAAAAGGAAGAAGCCATGACACAATGGGACAAGTTAATTGGGGTCACTGAGTTCAAATGGGACAAGTTAATTGGGGTCACTGAGGTCAACGGCATTGGAACTAGGCGAATGTCATTCCGCACACAGATGACGAAAGATCAGTTTTTTGACGCCATGAACGAACAGGGCAGGGTGTTCCTGCTTGAGATGCGTAGCTGGGACGCAGAGACGGGTGAAGCGGAAATTACCCTTGTCCCTGGAAATGGACTGATGGCGTGGTACGAGGGGCACAACACGCCGATTGAAGACGAATCACCCACTCTTCCGCCTGAGGG